GGGCCGCCGACAATTGATCGAGGCGGGAAAACGCGAGGCGGAGGCAGAAATCAATGCGGGGCAGCTTCATAAAATTGGCCGTGCCAATCGCGCTCGCCGCGATAGCAACGGGGTGCACCAGCCGGACTTCCGCGATTAGCGACGTTTCGTGCCTGGCGTTCACGATTATCGAGCCTAGCCGCGCTGATACCGCGGAGACGCTGCGCCTGATCGGCCAGCACAATGCGGCCTGGCGAGCCCTATGCTCCGGCCCATAACATGACTCCCTTGTCGGTGGCCGTGGTGCTGATTATCGGTCAGCTGATGCAGACGCCGGTCGGCGTGATCTTTTTCCCGTCAGACCAGATCGGCTACGACACCCTCGAGGAGTGTTGGGCGACGGCTATCAGAATCACGACTGACGCCAAATCGCCGCAGGTCGGGTTCTGCGCTCCCGTGCCGCGAAAATCAAAAGCCGCCCAGCGATAGTCCCGGCTCCGGTCGGGGCCTTTTTTTGCGCCTAGATTTTGGTGAGTGGCATTGTTTTTGATACGCGATGAGGTCATCGACGGCATAGGCAATTCGCCCGCAATATGTGGTGGCGGAAAGATCTCCGGCCGTCGCGATACGAGTTAGCCGGTTCCGCGTCAACCGAAAAGCCCCGGTTGGGTCTAAAAACCGAACGGCCTCGGAAGGCGTCAAAAGTTCGTTCATAGATCAGCGCCGGCATGGATGACCAGGGGTTGTACCCGGTGGCGTCGATCCCAGATCAACCACTGATAACTGTGAATTGGCTGCTTCAGCCTCTCCTCGTTCCACCATGGGCGGAATTGCAGTCGGATCGAGGCGGCGAATGGCGGTTCCCAGTAAGCCGACCGGGATTTTGCACAGTCCCACTGTATCCGGACCAGAATCGCAGCCAGCTCGAGCCGTCTGGTGGTCACCGCTCGGATCAGATGCTGGGTGATATCATCGACGGCTGGACGGCCATAGGGCGGGTTAGTGACCACAGACCGGATGTGGGGCAGCCGCACGTCGGTTATCGATCCGGGCATGACCCCCGCCAGGCCAGTTCCCGTCGTGCGGGTGCATGGATCTAAAGCCGGCATCGGCACGTCCCACGCCGAGGTCAGCGCTATCAGGCACCGCGGGTCCAGTGTCGCATATCCGTCGTCTGGCAGTCGGTCGAACCGGCTTTGGACGTAGGAATTATCCATTGAGACCTACAGCGCTTGGGTCGTGGTCATCGATATGGTGATTTGATTCCCCTCGAGCCCGACTACCAGATTGGCGTGATCGGCGATAGCGGCGTTCAATCTCTTCAACGCGCCTCGCAGGTGATCAACTTTCACAGCGGTCAGATCCGGCGGCTCCAAGGAAAACCCCGCCTCTGCTGCTACCTTTGCAGCCAATCCCGCCTCCGCGATATTATTGCTATGTCGCGTATGCCTCTCAAATGTGTGCCATTCCCAACCCTCGATCGGAGAAACGCGAATCACGCTGCCGTCGGCAGATATCTCGGCCTGTGGGTATGCCGAGAAAGTGCCCTCCTCCGGGACGCGGTCGCGCAGAGCTTGGGCTATGAGCCGCCGCGTCCACTCGGTGAGGGGGACATAAACGCTGTCGCTACCAGACCGGGTCAGCTTGACTGATTTTTTGCCGCGGATGATGGGCTGCTCTGTCCGAGTAAAGAGCAACCTGCCGTCGGGCGCCACTGCGGTTTGCACATAGGCTCCGGGCGGCCATCGGAGTCCCGAGTCAAAATACGCGCGGAACACCGCTGTTTTTGAAATCCGGCATGGAATTGCAGAATATGTCACCTCGGTGGGCGTGTCCTCTCGCCATTTCGGAGTCTCAGTCTGCTGGTGTGTCATCATCAGTCCCTCCCTAATTGTGAAAGCATTCTCGCTGCGAGCGCGCTTGGCAGCTTCCTTCTTCCTTTCCCGAATCGGGTTCAGGCCAGTTTTCGCGAGCCGTCGCCATTTGTCGGCAAGCTCACGCGCAGATTTGAGCGAAACCGACCTGACACCACCCAATCCCATATCGTGTCGCTTGCCATTCAGCGTGAATCGGAGAATCCACTGCCCGGAATCCTTAGACTGCTTATGGAGCCACAGACCGCCTCCATCACCATATTTTCCGGAAAGAGCATTCTGGACTCGCAGCGCAGATAGGCGATTGGTTGCATGCATGGGATTCTCCCTAAAGAGCCTCGGCGAATCCGAACAAACCGAGCGTCACTGCGGCCGCTATGATGGCAATCAAGCCGGTGACGCCGATCCAATTGCACGGATCATTCAAAACGGCACACCCGGCCTATCGGGGCTCTCGGCGGCGCCGTCTCCCTTGCCGCCGAGCATGGTCAACTCGCCGCGATAGCGCTGCAAAACGATCTCGGTGGTATATTTTTCCTGGCCCTGCTGATCGGTCCATTTCCGGGTCTGTAGTTGGCCCTCCAAATAAACTGACGAGCCCTTGCGCAGATATTTCTCGGCGACCTCGGCGAGCTTTTCATTGAAGATCACCACGCGGTGCCATTCCGTTTTCTCCCGCATGTCGCCGCTGTCTTTATCTCGCCATTTTTCGGATGTTGCGATGCTGAGATTGGCGACCTGATCGCCGGATTTCATGGTTTTTATCTCAGGGTCGCGCCCGAGATTTCCGATAAGCGTGACCTTGTTGACACTGCCAGACATCAGGCGGCCTCCCTGCTAGATAATTGAGTGCGGGTGTCACTGAAGATTTGGTGCAGTTCGGCAAGCTGAGCCTTGGAAAGCACCCCATGATCTGGGTCTGCGGCTAGCGCCGTGCCGGTCGTTTGCAGCGTTTCGACGGTCATCGCGGCGGCCAGCCGGGTTGCCCATTTTTGCAGCGTGGCCTCGCCGGTTGCCGCGGCGATCGCGTCTGCCACCTCGGTGATTTTCGTGGTTTTTGACGGTGGCGAGGCGATCTGATCGACCGTGCCGGCCTCCTCCATGGCCTCCGCCTGGGAGTAGAAAAAACCGTGAAGGCTGACGGCCTTAAGGATCGCGCGATCGACTGCGCGCTTTTCTGCCATGGCGACGGGGTAAGCGTTTTTGTTATTCGACGGCGATGACTCACCCCAGCTGATATATTGAACGGCGTCTTTAATCACCGTCGCCTTGGCCATGGCGGTGTTTAGCTCCGGCCAATATTTGACCTCTATATCAACCACTTGGATCGATTGAGCGGCAGCGAGAAGCTCGATATATCGGTGTTTGATAATCCGCATGCCGCTTTGTTTGTGGGGCCACAGGGCGTCGGCGATATCGATGCCGGGGGGTAACAATTCCAGTAGCCTTTTGTCGTCACTGCTCATCGGTTTGGACATGGTGCTCTCCTCCCTCTAGGATTTTTATAGCCCGGCGCTTGCCGGTCTGGGTCAGCTCGACCCCGTGGCCATGCGCCGATCGCACATCGCTGGCGACAGCGTCTTTCAGCGCTTTGTCAGCGGCTTTGTGCTGCCCGGCCGCATGTTTGGTGGAAATGTAAGCCGCCGCGTTTTCGGCCCAGGCGTTGGACTCGGACATATCCAGCACCCGCCATGGCACGGGAGGTGGCGGCGTGTTTTTGGGCGGCGCCATCGCGGCCGGATCTGGGGGCGTGTCGTTGACCAGGCATGCGTGGAAATTGCGGTAGAGACGCAGCAATTCCGCGGTGTATTCTGGAACAATATCCATGACGTAGCGGCGCCAAAACGCGTTGCCGAAGAGCACGGAAAGCTCGCCGGTTTTGACCTCTCGGCCGGTCGCGCTGGCTGCGCATGCCGCCTGGATATGGATCTGCGGTGTGTAATTATCGAGCAGTCTGGGCTCGAACATATCTTGAGCTGTGTGCTTGTAGTCAATCACCACTAGGCTGCCGTCGTCTGCCTCACGCTGATCGTCTGGGTGAGCTATCAACCATGGATATTCTCGGTGGATATATTCCTGTTCCGCACCAGCCGTCTGGTGACCGGTTTCCTGCACATACCATCGACGGTTTAACGGCTCAGTAAAGATACCCATCTGCACTTTGAGAATTCGGTCAAGGTCCTCGCGTGGCTGCCGGCCCGTTTTTTCGAGCCAGAGCGTCATCGGCCCATTTTCTCTTAGCAGCGAGTAAGCGTTGGAGGCGCCGAGTGTGAATTCACGCGGCATGGCGAGCTGCCTCGATCTGCCGCAGGTCAGATTCCATCTCGGCTTCGAGCGTCAGTCGTTCACGCTCACTAAAATCATAGCCACTGGCCAAAAGCTCGGCGGCGAACTGCTCGCGTAAAAGTTGGTGATTGGCCGTGATGTAGGCGTTGTGATGCATTTATCGACCTCCGAATTGAGGTCAACGATAAGGCGGTGGCGCGGATGTGTCAACTAAACATTTACACTTCGACCGGAAAGGTGAAGTTGACAAAGCATATACAGCTGTGTAATTTTGACACATGAACACATCAACCTTGATTTCATCACTCGGCGGCGGCAGCGCGATCGCCCGACGGTTGGGCATTTCTCGACAGGCCGTCAGCCGTTGGCGCGCGACCGGGCTGCCGCAATCCATAACCAAACGCCTTGAGCTGCGCGATCTGCTCCGAGAAATCGACATGAGCGACGACGATCGAGCGGCCGGTGAGCAGCTGTTGCTCGGTGCATCTGAATGAGCAGAAAAAGCGCCGGCACTTACTCAGAAAATAAAGTGGTCCGGGGGCTGCCGGCATCCTGGGGGGCGCACCGTGTCGATGAGCGCGCGGGCCAATTAGGCAAAACCACGAGCTGCGACATCGTCGGGAGTGTTGGGGGCAAGCCGCTGCGCATAGAAGTGAAGCGGGTGACTGGCGGATTTAAGCGACTGCGCGCCTGGATGGCGCCGGTCGATATCGTTGCCGTGGATGAGCCGCACGATTCGGTTTTGGTCGTTATGACATTGGAAAAATTTGTCGAATTGGTGAGCCGCGATGCTGATTAAAATTCGCGACAAGCGCGACGTTTCCCCGACTGAAAAACTGGTGCTTTTTGTTCTGGCCTCGCATCTGCCGAGTATTTTTCCGAGTCAGCAGCTATTGGCTGACGAAACCGGCCTGGCCCGAGAGAGTGTTAACCGAGTAATCAAGCGTCTTGCCGAGCGAGGTTTGGTGAAAATCGAGGCCCGCGCGGGAGGGAATAGTCATTACCATTTATCATTAGAAGGTGTGACGCAGGATCACACCGGGTGTGACGCACGATCACAGGGGGTGTGCGCTACGATCACACCGGGTGTGACGCAGGATCACACTAAGAAACAAACTAAGAAACAAACTAAGAAACAACTGAAGGGATCGGCGACCAAGCCGGCGACATCGCCGCGCAAATCGACTCGAAAATATCTAATACCGCAGGATTGGCAGCCGACGGTAGCGGGGAAAAATTACGCCGCAGAAAAGGGAGCGAGTGATGCAGAAATTATCAATGCGATTGGTGAGTTCCGAGCCTATTGGCTCGACACCTCCCAGCATCGCGACGAGGCGGGCTGGTCACGATGTTGGCGCAACAACGTCGAAAAACTTGCCGGCTTTGGGAAATGGGGACGTGGCGGAAACGGCGGCGGCCATCGAAAGCCGACTGGAAGCCTCGTTGACACTGCGCTCGAATTCCTCGCTGAGCTGGAGGACGACGGGGGAATTCGAGAAGGTCGGGGCGCGCATCAATTGCATTGAAGATCTGACGGATACAGAAATCGAGACCAATCTGCGGCTGGTGCGGGAGGCCAGCCCCCGGAGCCAGCCACGCGACATCATTCAAGCGCTAACCAAATGCGACATTGTTACCAAGGCAAGAGATGCTGGCGATCAAGAGCTGAAGGGGAGAATGGCGGTCTTCGTCGAGGATCTGTCGGAGTTTTCCCCCGACGCTGTTGATGCGGCTTTTGCCAAACATCGTCGCATGGAGAAGTGGCGCCCAACGGTCTCCGAGATCAGAGACGGATGCCAGAAAGAAATGCGCCTCCGATTATCGCTGCATCGCCAGCTGGATCGTGAGGCCAAGCGCCGGAGGTTAGCATTATGAACGGGAAAAAACCGCCGACAACGCCGGAAACGGTCGAGGATGTGGCGGCGATGATCGAAAACCTCGCCGAGATATTGCATGAGCTGAATGGGAATTGTCCGGAATGCAACGCCCGAGAGGTTGAGTGGTTAGCGCCGTCGACGGCCGGCGAGTGGATGCGCGTTGAATTCCGCGATCGTGCTGGGAAGATCCTGATAAAATTGGGGTTAGTCGATGGCTGATCATGGGATGCCGCCGATCGATTATCGCGACCCCATCACCGAGCAGGTTGTCGCGCGGATTTTCCGTGAACGCGCGGTCGAGGGGCGCCGGCGCTTTGGCGGGTCCATGTCGGAAAATCAAATGTCGCCGATTGAGCTGGTTAATGAGGCAATCGAGGAGGCCGTTGACCTGTGCGTCTACCTGCAAGCCGTTGTTAAAAAATTGGAAGACGTCGAGCCGCGCGCTGTCGCCAAGAGGGCCGCGACCGCTAGGGTTGAACATATCGTCGAGGGCGTGAGCGGGTATTCGGCGATCGGGGTTGAGAGAATGCGCGGTCGCAGCCGTCAAAAAGCCACATTCCAAGCCAGGTCTGCGGCGATGTATTTAATCCGCGAGATGACCGGCTGGTCGCTCAGCGACATCGGGGAATATTTTGATCGAGATCACACGTCGGTGATCTATGCGATTCGGCAGATTGAAGATGCGTTGACCTGGGAGACATCCGGCGAGCTTCACGCAGACCTCGTGGCGATGCGAGAACAGATAGCGTTGCTAGCCTGATGTGGGAGGCAATCGCCAGGCGCTCGTTCGCTCATGGCGGTCGCTGGCGCCCGGTTGACGGCGCGCGATTGACGATCGTCGAGGCGCGGGAGGAATACGACGCGGGGGAAATCGAGATGGCGCAGCGGCATTGTGGCACAGAGATGGAGTTGCTGGTTCTGGTTCGGGAAACACGAGCGCCCCGACGCAGTTGGTTCTCGCGGATGGGCATGCCGGATGAGCGGGTGGCGCTTCTCGAAAAGAATGAAAAATGAGTAAGAAGCGCCGCGCAGCCAATCTCCTAGCGCCGCCTGTTTTGGTGGAAACCGCGGAGCGCCGACAGCATTCCCCGGTCGTCGA